CTTGGGGTTCATATCATGACATCGTAAAGATTGTCAAATCTGGTATGTTCTATCCTACTTATGTTTCAGGTCTTTCCGGAAACGGTAAGACTTTTATGGTAGAACAAGCTTGTGCTAAGCTTGGTAAAGAATTCATTAGAGTTCAAATTAATCCTGAAACTGATGAGGATGATTTACTTGGTGGCTTTAGACTTATAAATGGCGAAACAGTTTTTGCCAAAGGTCCAGTGCTTAAAGCTATGGAAAATGGAGCTATCCTTCTCTTAGATGAAATTGATAGAGCAACTAACAAAATTATGTGCTTACAAGGAATTCTTGAAGGTAAGCCAGTTTTAGTTAAAAAGACTGGTGAAGTTGTAGAACCAGCTCCTGGATTTAATGTTATAGCTACTGCTAATACAAAAGGTAAAGGATCTGAAGATGGCAGATTTACAGCTGCTTCGATCATTGATGATGCTTTCCTTGAAAGATTTACTATTACTGTCGATCAAAAGTTTCCATCTCTTTCAATTGAAAAGAAGATTGTGAAAAAACACATGGAAAAATTTGATTCAAAAGACTTATCTTTTGCTGAGAATCTTGTTACTTGGGCTGACATTATCAGAAAAACTTTCTTTGATGATGGTGTCGATGAAGTTATTTCAACTCGAAGGCTTTGCCACATAGTTCAAACTTTCTCAATCTTTGGCAACAAAGAAAAAGCAATTGATCTTTGTATTTCAAGGTTTGATGATGATACTAAAGCGGCTTTCTTAGATCTTTACAACAAAGTTGATGCTGGTACTTTAACAGCCAGCTCTGAAGTTGAGACTGAAGATTTTGGACCAAAGGAGACTGATGAAGAAATCAATTAATTACAAATTTAACGAAAAGGAGCTTTGCGAAGAGCTCCTTTCATATATTAACAAAACATATGAGGGCCACTACTCAAAAAATAAATTTCAATCAACTGAATTTATTATTGACTGTGGTCATGGTATGGGATTTGCTCTGGGCAACGTTCTTAAATATGCTCAGAGATATGGTAAGAAAAATGGATTTAATCGTAGTGATTTGCTAAAAATTTTACATTATGCAATTATTGCTTTAAATGTTCACGATCTCACCGAAGAAGAGTATAAATAAATATAGGAGAAATATATTATGATTATATCTGATGACACTTTGAACGTACTAAAAAACTTTGCTTCGATAAATCCTAACTTAGTTATTAAGCCAGGCCAAAAGCTGAAAACTATTTCTGAAGCAAAAACCATCATGGCATCTGCCGACATTGTTGAAGACTTTCCATTAGAATTCGGAGTTTATGACTTAAACGAATTCTTATCGGTATATAGTTTGATCGAAGCGCCGATGCTAGATTTTGAGGATAAATCTGTACTAATATCTAATAATATTGGTGGATGTAAATTACCTAATGCTCAAAAACTTAGGTACTATTATTCAGAATCAGAGATTCTAACATCACCACAAAAAGATATTAGTATGCCTGATCCAGAACTTGGAGTCAATCTAACTGAGGATGTACTTTCTCAAATTAGAAAAGCTGCAGCAGTTCTTGGTCATAACGAACTTTCAATTAAAGGAAACGGGGGTCTTATAACTGCTCTTGTCGAAGACAGTAAAGATGCCACATCAAACGTTTTTGAGATTGAATTAGACAAAGATAATTCATGTAAAAATGAATTTAACTTTGTTGTCAGTATTCCTAACTTGAAATTGCTTCCAGGAGATTACTTCGTAAGTATATCGTCTAAGCTAATCTCTAACTGGACTAATAGTAATTACCCAGTGGAATACTTTATTGCGCTTGAGAAAAACTCAAGCTTCACTAATTAATTCTATGCATAGGAGGAATTATGGCAGAAGAAGTGAAAAACGAAGCTGTTGAAAACGACAGTCCTCAGTTGTCTTTGCAAGACATCGCCACAATGGTACAGGTAATTGATATCTGTTCTAAAAGGGGTGGATTCGAAGGACCTGAACTTGAGGTAGTTGGCGGACTTAGATCAAGAATTGTAAAATTCTTGGAAGCTGCAGCTCCAAAAGATCAGCAACCTGAAGGCCAAGTGCCAGTTGCAGATGCTGAGCCTGTTGAAGATTCAGCTCAATAAAAATGTGGGGGGAGTTTTTCCCCCTTCATTTAATTTAAGGATATATTATGGAAAGAAATGAAAAAGCCAAATTGCTTAAGGCTTTACAAAAAGGGCAAGTTACAGTAACATTTAGAAAAGTAGATACAGGCGAAATCAGAATCATGCCTTGTACTCTTAATCCTGCAATCTTAGAAGCAAATGGTGTTACAACAAAAATTAATTATAGTTCAGATAATGTGGAAGTTTTTCCAGTATGGTCGTTAGATAAAAATGCTTGGAGATCTTTCATCTTAGATACAGTTGAAGGCTGGGAGGTTCTATAGTGGAAGAATTCCTATGGGTCGAAAAATATCGACCACAGCGTATAGATGACTGTGTTCTTTCGGGAGATTTATATAAAGTCTTCTCAAAAATAATAGAACAAGGCGAAATTCAAAACATGCTTTTTACTGGTACTGCAGGTACTGGTAAAACTACAGTTGCAAAAGCTTTATGTAACGAACTAGATCTCGATTATCTTATTATCAATGGTTCTGAAGAATCAGGTATTGATACACTTAGAAATAAAATTAAACAATTTGCAAGCAGCGTATCGCTTACAGGTGGATATAAAGTTGTAATATTAGATGAAGCAGATTATCTCAATCCTCAGTCAACTCAACCAGCTCTTCGTGGATTTATCGAAGAGTTTTCTGCAAATTGTAGATTCATTCTAACATGTAATTTTAAAAATAGAATCATAGAACCATTACATTCAAGATGTTCAGTAATCGAGTTTCTATGGCCAAAGAACGATCGTGATAGAATCGCGTCAGTCTTTATGTCAAAACTTATGTTGATACTTGATAAAGAAAGTATTAAATATGAAACTCCAGTTCTTGCTGAACTGATTATGAAATACTTTCCAGATTTTCGTAGAACTATAAATGAGCTACAGAGATATTCTACATCAGGAACTATTGATAGTGGAATACTAGTTAATGTGTCAGATGTTTCAATTGATACACTAATGAATTCTTTAAAGATTAAAGACTTTAAAAGAATGAGACAATGGGTTGCTGATAATATTGATGTAGAACCAGCTGCGATGTTTCGTAAGATATATGATAATATGAACGACCATGTAGAACCAGCATCGATTCCTCAACTCGTATTGATTCTTGCTGATTATCAATATAAGAATAGTTTTGTCGCAGATCATGAATTAAACATGGTTGCTTGCTGTACTGAAATTATGGCAGGAGTCAAATTCAAATGAGTACTTGCGTATCACATCAAGAAATTGCTAGACTCGATAATGGTGAAGATGTATATGGAACATACGAAGAAGTAGAAGCATATGCTGAAAAACAAAATACTTGGGTAATTAAATATTACGATCATGTTAATCCTTCGACAATATATAATACTTTTAAATGGGTAGGTCAGGGAATGTCTAATCCTATGTCTGTTTCAGTTCCTTTTAATTACAGAGAAGCAAGAACCAAAAGCACATACAACGCAAGAGGCGTAGACTTGGAGAAATTCTAATGAAATATGAAATAATAGAAAAGCATTTTGGTGATAGAACAGAATATCATGTAGTTATTATCAAAGAAGGAGTAATAACAGCAAGTCGAACTTTTTATGAATTACAAGCAGCACTAGACTATAAAGATAAATTGGAGAATTCATGAGTCCATTTGATTATTTAAAAGCAATTAATGAAACTAAGAAAGACATCATGGTAGATGATGTATCAGAAAAAGAATACAATGCTTTCATAATTAATCGTGGTCTTTCATTCTTTAATGACACAGTAATCTATGCAAACGAGATGAATAAGTATCATCATCTTGACAATCGTCTTCAGTTTGATTTTTTTATAAATATAATTAGAAAGAAAAAAAGGTTTACGAAGTGGATAAAACCACAAGAAATCGAAAACCTTGAACTCATTAAAGAATATTATGGGTATAGCAATGCAAAAGCTAAATCTGTTTTATCATTGTTAAATAATGAGCAACTTGAACAGTTGACACAGAGGATTTATAAAGGTGGAAAACGAAAATAATGAAATAAAAAATTGGACTCCAGCTGCAATGTTAGAAGTGGTCTTAAACGAACCAGATGATTTTCTAAAAGTTAGAGAAACTCTTACACGTATTGGTGTTGCATCTAAAAAAGATCAAAAACTATATCAATCTTGTCATATATTACATAAGCAAGGTAGATATTTTATAGTGCATTTTAAAGAGCTTTTTCTCTTAGATGGAAAGCCATCTAACTTATTAGAAAACGATTTACAACGTAGAAATACAATTGCAACACTTTTAGCTGATTGGGGACTAATTACAATATCAAACACGCAGCTAGTAAAAGACATCGCTCCATTGAGACAAATAAAAGTAATACCTTTTAAAGAAAAAAATCAATGGGAACTATGCCCTAAGTATAATATCGGGAATAGTAACAATGGTGAAAAGAATTAAAAAAATGCTAAAGAGTTTTCATAAACTTATGAAATCAGGCAGAATAACTAAAGTAGTAAAAATGTTCGGAATGGACAAACCATCTACTAAAAAAAGAATTATTTAAACTGGATGTAAATCTTGTATAAATATAATTGAAGAATGCGGCATTGAGCCGGTTCTCATAAACCTTGCTATTATAGGAGGAAAATAAAATGGTAAGAAATACTTTGAACGTCCCACGTTCTTTATTCGTTGGCTTTGATGCCTTAATCGATGACCTGGAAAGAATTCATTCTGCAGGTAAATCAGGAAAAGATAACTATCCACCTCACAATGTGGTAAAAATCGACGAGGAAAAATTCCTTATTGAAATGGCTTTGGCTGGTTTCAAACAAGAGGATATATCAGTCGAGGTTAAAGATGGTATCTTAAAAATATCAGGTGAAATGCCAAATGATGAACGTGAATTCGCTTATAAAGGTATATCGTCCCGCAAATTTGAGAAGTCCTTCCGACTCTCAGAATTTGTCGTAATTGACGGTGCTGATCTACAGGATGGAATACTCGTAGTATATGCTAGAGTTGAACTCCCAGAAGAGAAGCGTCCTAGGAAGATCGAAATAGGGTCTGCTGGGGCATCAACAAAGAAAGAATTCCTTAAGGGGTAATTCTCAATTAGCGAAAACTCAGTAGATTGTTGAAATACTTTTTACTGGAGATTAATCATGGCACAAATAAAAGCCTTTATGGCAAAACATGAAGATATCGCTACGACCTTAATTGAATTATTAACCGCATTAGGGATTGGCCTAGTCTGTATAGGCACGGCGCCAGCGCTAATTTGGTTAAGCCAATTTTAAGGTTTCAGCCGGAGGGGAGGTTTCTCCCCTCCAATTTTATGAAAATAATTGTTTACAATTGACTGAAAATGTGGTATAATATATACGATGACAAAATTTTATACTAATGTATCTCGTTATGGCAATATGATTTTATTGCGTGGTTATGAAAATGGCCAACGCATAGAAAAGAAAGTCAAATACGAACCAATCCTTTTTACATCTACTAATCTTCCAACAGAATGGAAGACACTAGATGGTACTCCAGTTGGAATTGCTAATGCTGGCAAAAGATTCGAATCTATGCGAAGTGCCAATGAGTATGTAACAGCAAACAAAAACGTAGCAGGTAAAAAGATCTTTGGCAACACTAAATATATTCCAGCATTTATTAATGATAACTATCCTGGTCAAATAAGTTTTGATCGAAACAAAATTAATGTAACAACAATTGATATTGAAGTTGCTTCTGATGATGGGTTTCCAGAACCTGACAAAGCAGATCACAGAGTTATTTCAATTGCTCTCAAAAATAATATTGACAACACTTATTACATTTGGGCTCTTGGCGAGTTTGATGTTAGTAAATCGTATATGAAAACTCATCGTGTTGTCTATCGTAAATTTGATCGTGAAGACGATTTACTTATTAACTTTATTACGCATTGGTCACAACAATCTTCAAGTCCAGATATTGTAACTGGCTGGAATGTCCGATTCTTTGATATTCCATATCTTGTAAATCGTATTAATAGAATGCTTGGAGATTCTTTTGCTAAAAAGCTCAGCCCTTGGGGATTAGTTGATCGACAAGAAATTACAAAAAAAGGACGTACTCAAGTTGCTTTTGATTTAAAAGGCATATCACAATTAGATTATCTTGATCTTTTTCAAAAGTTTGGATATAGTTATGGTCCACAAGAATCGTACAAACTTGACCATATTGCCAATGTCGTTTTAAATGAAAAGAAATTAAGCTATGACGAGTATTCTAATCTTCATACTCTTTATAAAAACAATCATCAAAAATTCATTGACTATAATATTAAAGACGTTGAACTTGTAGACCGTCTTGAAGATAAGCTTGGATTGATTACTCTCTGCGTAACTATGGCTTACAAAGGTGGTGTTAACTATAACGATACTTTTGGCACTACTCTGATATGGGACACTATCATATATCGCAGATTGTTTGCAAATAATATTATAGTTCCATTTATCGAAGATAAAACCAAAACAATGTATCCTGGCGGATATGTAAAAGATCCTCATGTTGGTATACATGATAATATAGTTTCATTTGACTTAAACAGTCTATATCCATCAATTATTATGCAGTATAATATGTCTCCAGAAACTATTGCAAATGGAGAAATTGGCCAATTCGATATTGAACAAGTACTTACAAATTCTCAAAGACCAAATAAAAACGGTAAAGCTTTAGCTGCAAACGGCCAATACTTTAACATCGATAAGCAAGGTATTGTACCGTTTATAGTTGATGAAATGTACAAAGAACGTGTAGAAATTAAACAAAAAATGATTGAAGCTCAACGTAAGCTTCAGGAGGTAGATAAAAATGATAAGCAAGAGCTATATCAAATTGAAAGAGACATTGCAATTAATGAAAATCAACAGATGGCTATTAAAATTCTTCTTAATAGCCTTTATGGCGCTATGGGCAACAAATATTTCAGATTCTTCGATCAAAGAATTGCAGAAGCCATTACCCTCACCGGACAACTTACAATTCGATGGGCCGAATATGCAATTAATGCCTATCTCAATAGAGTGTTACAAACCCGAGAATGGAAAGACTTTGTTATTGCAATCGACACCGACTCGCTGTATGTATGCTTAGACGATCTTGTAAAGAAGTTTGAACCAAATAATCCTATAGACTTTCTTGATAAAATTTGTCAAGATGCTCTAGAACCAGAACTTGAAAAGTCTTATCAAAAGCTTTTTGACATGCTTGGTGGTGTAGATAATCGTATGGTTATGAAACGTGAAGCAATTGCTGATCGTGGTCTTTGGACAGCAAAGAAAAGATATATCCTCAACGTACATGATAATGAAGGCGTAAGATACAAAGAACCAAAACTTAAAATTATGGGTATTGAAGCAATTAAGTCTTCTACTCCTGCGCCATGTCGTGATGCTCTTAAAAATATATTTAAAGTTATTATGGAAAAAGATGAAACTTCAGTACAATTAGCAATACAACAATTTAAAGACTATTTCAAAACTTTGGATCCAGACGAGATTGCTTTTCCTCGTGGCGTAAGTAAAGTCCGTGAATTCAAAGATCGAAATGCAATCTACAAAAAAGGAACACCAATACATGTTCGTGGTTCTTTACTCTATAATAAACTTGTAAATGACTTGACTCTCAATAAAAAATATACACCAATCAATAATGGAGATAAAATTAAATTTGTATATCTTAGAACTCCAAACGCAATTCATGAAAATGTTATTGCTTTTCCAGACTATTTGCCAGAGGAGTTTGGACTTCGAAAATATATCGATCATGAGCTTCAGTTTAAAAAGACTTTTCTAGATCCTATTGAACCGGTCCTAGATGCTGTTGGTTGGAATCATGAAGAAGTAGCAAGTCTGGAGGACTTTTTTGGATGAGATCTAAATTAACATTTGATAAACTTATGACAGATTACACATTTAATAGTGTATTAGATGTCGGTGCTGGAAATGGAACTTTTGCTGATATGTTTCGAGCAGCAGATAAAGAAGTTTATACGACTGATATATTAGAATCTGATTATCAAGGAGACTTTAATACAATAGACTTTGATAGAAACTTTGATTGTATATGGTGTGCTCATACATTAGAGCATCAACTTAATGTACATCATTTCTTAAGCAAGATCTTTCATTTATTAGATACAAATGGAATACTTGCAATTTCAGTTCCACCATTAAAACATAATATTGTTGGAGGACATGTATCACTATGGAATGCTGGAATCCTCCTATATAATCTTATATTAGCTGGATTTGATTGTTCAGATGCAGCTGTGAGAACTTATGGATATGATGTATCTGTTATAGTTCAAAAGAAAGAGGCAATATTGCCTGAATTAAATTACGATCATGGAGATATTGACAAACTTTCTAAATATTTTCCTAATCAGTTAAAGGCAACTCAAGGATTTCATGGACAAATACCTGCAATTAATTGGAATTAATCGTTTACAATCATCTGAAAATGTGGTATAATATATACATATGTTTGAAATAGTAGTTGGAATTATTATATTTTCTATTATGCTAATCTTTCTTTATATTGGATTACATATTAGCGAAGAAAAAAGACAGGGAAAATCTTTGCCTCTCATATGGGAAAAGGAAGATAGAAAAACTTTTGATAAAGCTCGAGTTGAATATCGAGAAGGAGATAATACATGAAATTAGTAAGACTAAGCTCCGGCGAAGAAGTTATAGGTAATGTAATTGAAAGAGATGATGAAATTGAAATCTCAGATGGTTATATGCTTATGTCTCCTGAACCTGGCAAAATAGGATTTATGCCTTTTATGGCATATTGTAAATCAGATAGTTATGTAATAAATAAAAGATTTGTTATGTTTCTAGCTGATCCAGTTGATGACTTA